GTCCTTTTCTTTTGTGTAGTCTATTATGTGGTTTATTAATGCTTTTCTTAATTTTGATTTGTTTCTTATTCTTAAAAGGACTATATCAAAATACTTGTCTAGCTTTGTATTGTATCTTCTATGTGTTTCAAAAGATTTCAAACTATGTAGAGCTGTTGCGTGATCGTAGTTCTTTCCTTTAGATTGGTAGAAATCTTTTATTTCGTGAAAAGTCATATTACAATGATGCCTTAACATAAATGTAAGTAAAGACCTTATCTCTATATATTCTCGTTTTCTGCTATTATTAAATACATCTATACCAGATATATCTATAATGTTTTTTGCTATTTTATTTGCCTCTTTCATAAAGTTCCTTTTATGCAGTAACTATCCAAGTCTGCTCCGTTAATAAAAAATGTTTCAAATGTTTCTAATGCTCTGGTAACTTTCTCCTTTCCTGAATTATAAAATTCCTCACTAACATCATAGATACCTATATCTAATGAGCCTTTGTCTATAGCTGCAAACTTAAACTCCTCGTAAGGTTTATTAAACAATTCACAATATAAATATACTTGTACATCATATCCGTATTTTCTTGCAGCATAAGGGAATGCTTTTAAGTCGCTTGTTGTTTTAAGATCAACCACTCTATACTTATCAAGTACATCTGCCTTACCTCTAAAAGGGTAACCCTGCACTATACCTATAGCAGGAACTTCAAACTCGCAGTCTGTTATTAGTTGTAATGCGTGTTCGTTTCTTAAAAAGGCATCAGCTAATCTCTCTGCATCTCTTTTTTCTTTTATAGTAAAAACTCTATCGTGTTCTTCTTTCGCTAACTTATATGCCTTTGTGTTTTTGCTTTGCACATCTACAAATATCTGTGAGTTAAAAACCTCTGGCTCTAATATTGCTGTATGAAATAACCAACCTGCCGATAAAGCACTTGATTCTTTTTGTCCGTATTCTGTAACGTATTTGTATTTCTTTGGACTATCTAATAGTAGTTTGATAGATGAGGAGCTTAATGCAGCTTTGCCTAGATACCCATAATAGAAATCATCTGACTTCATCAGCTCTAGTATTTCATCGTGTTTAAATCGTTCTCCGTTTAAGAGTTGAATATCATCCATAGTAAAGTAATTAATAAGCCTAAATAACTAAATAGTAAGGCTTTCATTTTGTTTTCGTATTTTTTCAATTTGTTTTTATGTTAGTTTCTTCATTAGTGCTTAAATATACTCTTGAGTGTTTTGGTACTCTATCGTATCTTGCTCTTTGAGAATCTTGACCTTGTATTGCTCTTGATCTTGCTTTGTCAATATTACCACTATGTATAAGGTGATTCTCTAAATCAATTATCTTATATCGGTGTTTAACAAGTAGCCTCATAGCTTTATGAATTTTATTTACTTCTTCTCTATAGCTGTCAAATATTTCGTTATAAATTGGCATATTTTTTTATTTTAAGTTTAAGTTCTTCGTTTTGTTTCTCTGATTTTCTTGCTCTTTCTATTGCTCTGTTTTTAGCAAGTCTGTATTCTCCCAGAGCTTTTTTATGTAGTCGTATGTTGTTGGAGTATTCTTGAAAGTAGTAAATAACCCTCACGATAGATTCAGACATCTTCTCTAAATTCTTTGTTTTTCTTTTATCTATTCTACTTTTAATTATAGAAGAAAGAAAATTAAGGTCAGACCAAATCTCTAGTTCCTTAAGATTGTTTATCTTTTTATCCACAGTAATCTCTAGTCCAACATTCAAAAGTTTCATTCCATACCATAGGTTTCCAATTAGGGTCAATGTCTGACCTCCAAGCAAAAGTACCTGTTACTACACAGTCATCTAAAATTACTAATTCGTCTATAAGTTTTTTCATAATTTGTTTCGGTTTAGTCGCTTCATGCGACATAAACCTTTGTTTAGTGTTATATAAATTGTTTGTATTTATCTACGTTTACTGTAAATAATTGAAACTTTTTAGCTTCTTTCTCTGTAGTAAAGTAGTGGCTTGTAAGCTCTCCTTTATCTATGATGTCAACTCTATATGAGTTTCTATCTTTATTTGTCATTATACGTGTTTTCATTTGTTTTTAGTTTTATATTCCTTTAATAATTCTTCGTATGATTTTCTATATCTATTTTTCCACAGAAACTCATACCATTCTCTTGTTTCATTTATTTTAAGTGTTCTCATAATATTTAGTTTTTGTTATTAATTATAATGCTAATATACAAAAAAAAACGTTACAAACAAATGTTGATTACTTTTTTTCAAAAAGGGAAGAACAAACTGCAATTCTTTGATTAGCATTTCTGTATTCGTTAATCATAACTTTATCATTCATACAGCGTTGCATAAAATCTTTTCTTGATTCGTTTGCTTTAGGTTTAGGAAGTGGCATAGTTAATATGTATTTTATGTGCATCTCTTTCGTCTAAAAGATAACACTCTTTGTTATTTCGTTTTTTAGTCCACAGAGTAGTATCTGGACAATACAACTCTACTGTTTCTTGTTTAGCTAAATCGTTAAGCCAAAATATATAATGTCCTTTAGGATCAGACACAAAGTATAAAGCATCAGCATCTTCTTGTAATAGTTTATCAAACTTATACTTTTCAATCATTTTTTTCTCATAGTATTTCTTTCTCCATTTAATTTCCATTACAACTGATTTGCCTTTTGCTGTAGTGCCTATACAATCAAAATGTTCAAAACCTCCACCACACCATTCTAAATTCCAACCTTGAAGATTTAAAAGAGATACGATTGATTGTTCAAACTGATGTACTTTATTTAGATTCATATACTTTATTTATCTCTGCAATCCATTGATTCCAAATTTTTCCTGAACAAGTGCAAGGTTCATTATACTTATGTCTATATAGTTCAGAGTGTAGCCTAGCTATAAGTTCTATTTCTTCTCTGTTTATTTCGTGTTGTTTCTCTCTCTCTAAAAAAGATTTCCAAAGTATTCTATCTTCTTTTACCATAACTTTACTTTGTTTGCTTTGTCTTTTCGCTTGTCGCAACCACAATCTTCCCCCCAGATTTTCTTAACTAACCACTTAATTCCTGTATAGGTTGTAATTTTTTCTATTAAATCTCCTAATCTCATAACTCTTTTATATTATTCAACATATTGTTTTTTATTTCGTAAGTGTCAGTTTTCATAGCAAAGGTAGAGCCATCTGTTCTTTCTCTTATAGTTCCCTTTTTGTAAAAAGATGATTTCTCTTTTAATTCTTCTTTACTTACCCAACCACATATAGTTAGTGTGTTTGTTTTTTTGTTTATGGAATTAAATATATAAGCATCACAATTATAATCTTTTTGATATGCAATAAAATTATGTACATAATGATCTTTCATATCTACTGTTCTGCTCATAGTCTTAACATCTATTCTTTTATTTTTGTATTCAAAATCAAAACCTCCGTCATAACCTTTCTCAAATTTATGTTTTATGCCAAATACTTTTTTAGTTAATATCTCTCCTACTAAACCTACAAACTGTTCATTTTTATTTCCATCTGCTTTACCTCTGTGTGCTAAACTATTTTTAGATAAATATTCCCAACATTGTTTTTTAATATTTTCTGGTATAAATATTTTCATATCAATCCCATTCTATATTATCTTTTATTATATTTTTAACATTCTTATATGTATTATATAACGAGTAATAACTTATGTTTGTTTGCTTTGATAATTCTGCTATACTCATACCATCAGAGATGAGGTTAAAGACTTTTGCGTCATACCAATACATTTTGTCTAGTAGTGTGTTTAGTTTTCGCATCTTGCCCTCTATATCTTTGTATTCTTTTATCTCCTCCTCTTGTACAAACCTTTCCAAATATTCAACATTGACTTTTTGTATTTTAGATTCCTTTCGACATAAGTCAAGAAACAAACTTTTTAAAGTACGATACATATAAAAATAATTTATATCGTCCTCATAACTTATATCGAGACCTTTACTATTGATTAGATTGTTGATTTTTAAGTAAGCCTCTTGCACTACATCTTCGCAGAGATAACCTTTACAGCCAAAGCTCTTGACTGTTCTAACCCATATATGGTGTTTACTAGCTAATTTCTCAAGAGTTGTCAATCTTTAATTGTTTTTTAGTTCTATACTTTATTAAATTTTTACCTCCTACTTGAAAGCCAACGTTATTAAGTATTGACTTAAATAATATAGGAGCTTCGTGGCTTGTAGGTTTATACCCTAAAGACATTTCCTTTACTTTAGCTACATATAATCTTGTGTACATCCAAGCATCAGGACTTGCTATATATCTATGCACAATTAAAAAATCATCACATCTGTTGCCATTGACTGCACCCCCCTCACTATCTCCTATTGTAGGAGGAGGCACGTGTCCAGAATAGTCGTGATTAGCTCCGTGTTTTCTTCTTAATGCTTCAGTTACTGCGTGTGCGCATATCCAAGTAGATATGTTATGTGTTTTACAAAAGATTCTAATATCAGTAAGCTGCACATAATTGTACTCATAACCATTTGTGTTTCTTAAATCTTTCTTTAGAGAGTTAATAGGATCAATAAGTAAACCTTGATAATTCCAAGCCTCCTTGACTTTTGTTGCTAATTTTAAAAGTTGTTTATAAGTGTACTGTCTGTTTATATCTACAAACTTAAAATGGTTATATACAAACTCTTTAGATTCTTCATAGTCTGATTGTTCTATTTTGTTTATTGGTTTACCCTCAATAAACTCTATAAGTTTTTTTATAAGTTGTACAGGGTCGTTTTCTGAAGAAAATACTAACCACCTTATATTGTGTTTTAGTGAGTATAACAACATAAGATAAAACGTAAAGTGTGTCTTTCCTACGTTATTATGCCCTAGAATAAAATTCATATTACCTGCAACAAATCTAAAGCTAGTGTCTATTTCTTTGTGTCCTAACTTAAGAGCTTCTTGGACTTTGCCATTACGGAAGTCGTTTAGTTTGTCTATATGTAAATCGTAGTTTATAAGCATAAAAAAAGGGGGTACGATACCCCCTGTATTTTAAAAGTTAATTAGAATGGTAAATCATCTTCTCTGTCTGGTGCTTGGTCGTATGTGGAGATCTCCTCTTTATACTCTCTAACTCTCCATCCTTGTAAGCTAGTAAAGTAGAGGACTTGATTGTTTGCATTAGTCCACTCTCTACCTCTTACGTTGTAAAACACTTCTACATCGTTTCCTACTTTACAAATAGGGTCGTCCAAAAGTCCAACATTATTTTGAGTGAAATCAAGAGCTACTACTTGTGGGTATTTATCCATTGTTTCTAATACTAACTTTCTTACTCTAAAATTACCTTTTTCTTCTACTTCTGTTATTTTTTTTACTTTTCCTTTTATTGACATTTTATTCATTTTTATTTGTTTATAAATTCTATTAGTTTTTCTGCATCTTTAATAACTGTTACTATGTCGCTTTGTGGTCTTGATGCGTGAAAATCACAAGCTGCTTTTACCATTGACTGTCTTATTATAAGT